TGTTGTAGAGGCCCGCGGTTCCGGTAGCGGTTCCGGTAGTGGTAGTGGCGATGGGAGCAAGTTTGACGCCTTTAAGGTTTGGTCGAGAGCCCATGAGCATACCGCTAAAAGTATAGCGAACGAGAGCGAAGAAAAAATTACGTTTGAGGGAGGCAATAGCCCGCTACATAGGGTCATGACCGATCCCAAATCATCGCGACGAACCGTTATGACCTCTTTAATGGTGGCTAACGGACTTCATGCTGCCCAACGATCTTTTGCAGGAGAAGCTAACAGAGAAGCGCTACAAAACGCTTTGACCACTCTCGAAATATGGGGTGCTACAGCTAATAGGGGGCAGGGAATAGATTTGGGCCGTGTCAATAAGTCTCTACAGAAACGTATGACGGTACCCGATAAACCGAACTCAAGATTCCCTTCAAGCCAACCTCCCACTGTTTGGGACGTTATAAAGGATGTAGAAACTCCAAACGGCTTCTTTACAAAAGACTATGAGAAAGCAGAAGATAAGGAGGCGTGGTGGACTGACATGCTACAGACTGGCTTTTTCTTAGATGCCCGACCTGCAAAAAATTTGGCTGCGCTAATCGAGCAAAAAGCCATTGGAAATTGGGAGGCGGAGGCACCCTGAAACTAATGCTTATACCCCGCCGTAAAAAATCATCTAAAAACAAAGTTTATAATCCAAACCCGCCACAGCTTGATCTGGACTATCTGGACCTGCCTGAGTATGAACCCACATCAGGACAACCGGACCCGTCTGTAGACACAAGTGAGCTAACATCTGATCAGTGGACTCCAGAGGAACTTGAACAGCTTCCTGCTTTCGAGAGCACTGAAGCTGTAAATGCTGTGGGACCCTCCCAAAAGACGTATCCCCCTGTCAACCCTGCGGATATGACAGCTTTTTCTGTACCGACAGAAGGAGAACCTGCCGCTACACCTACACAACAGCGGATGTGGGAAAATGAACAGCATTTGCTTGACATTGAACGGTATTGGACAAACAGGTCTCCAGACGAAGGTGCGCGAAAAGAAGGGGAAACCGCAGAAGAATATTGGCGTCGGTTTATGTCAGATCACTACCGTCAGGTAACGGGTGGTCGTATTCATGACGCGTATCTGGAAGCTTCGTATCTAGCTGCTGCGCCGCGTGAAGATGCAAAGCTTTTCGGTCGCATCTTGATGGACATCGAGAACAACGCGCCTGAAATATACGATATGGAAATTGATGAGGCTGCTGAAGCTGCGTTCGATTATCTGTATTACGGCCTGTCCGATCCTTTTAATATCGCTCCCATTGTTGTTTCAGGCATCGCAACAGGTGGTGTTGGCGCTCCTGTCGCTGCGGCAGCTACTGTTGCTACGACCAAACAAGCTGCTATTCAAGTTATGCGTAAGGCTCTGCTAATGCGGGGTCTTAAAGGCGTTGCTGGTAGTATGCTTATTGGTGGTGCTTTGTCTGCTGCGCAAGAACACGGAGTACAACGTGTTGAGAAAGAGGCAGGTGTAGACCCAAACACGCGCCAATTCACAAATAAACCTGCATCAGAAATTCCTACAAATATACAACGTAACTTGACGGCGGGTGCGTTAGGCATGGCTTTTGATGCCATTCCGGGTTTGGCTAATAGCTTGTACTTCTCTCCGAAAGCTCAAATCAATCGGATTATGCAGGCTAAGCGTTTAGACTCGAATATTGCTGGTAGAAACATTAAAGAACGTATCGCTGCGTCTCTCGAAACGGATCCCGTAGAGGGTAAAGTGCCAGACGAAGTGTTAATGACTGCTATGCGGATGGCAGACGATACAGAGAAAGTAACGAAACGGGCTCCTCCGATATTTGATCCCACTAATCCCGATCCTGAACTGAGTGGGGCGTTTAACATCATCGACTACGTTGATCCAAAAACAAAAGACAAAGCATTGATTAACATCGCTGCGCCCGAAATCCAAAAGGATATGGCGGATACGATGACGTACATTCTTGCGGATTTCAAAAATCGGGATCAGCTTGACTTGCTGGATTATACGGATATCCACGGCAATAAGCATACGATGCAAGATATTTTGCACTCTTATGACAAAAAAGAATTAGGAGTTACATCTGTACTCTCCCACTCTCTGTCTGCACTACAACGACGTATTGCTAATGCAGGCGAAGACATGACGGAAGAGCAGGCTGCAAAATTCTTGCAAGACTCAAACACTATTACTGCAGCTATCGATGCATCCGGTATCGATCCTGCTACGTTTATGAAATACCTGTCTTATTTTACGTACGACCCTGAACTACATGCAGGTAGCGTAATAAAGAAAAGTGCTCACGAAGCTGCTAAGACGCTCGGTAATCTCGGTGTTATGGCGCGTAATCTCAATACTTTTATTGGCGGAGACCCTCAACTACAGAAGCTTTTGAAGACGTACCACTCCGACAAAGTACAGGGTAAAATCCCTAAAGTGTTTGACCACTTCTGGCGTATAGCACAGAACTTAGATAAAGCCCGTATTGCTACGCTGACTTCACAGATTAGTACCACTGCCCGTAACAACATTACCGGTTTAGGAATGGCAACAGCACAGACAGGTGCTGATATAATTGACACGGCTATTTATCATGCAGGTATTGCTGCCGGCGCTATCAAGAATGGTAATGCCAGTTTCCGCGGTACTCTACGCGGGATGCGGGAAATGTGGGACGAGTCTGCGCAGACGTTTGGATATCTTCTCGGGCAGTCTAAAAGTCAGGCAGTTATTGATGCGACACTCGGTACAAAAGGTATCCGTGTCCATAAACTGCTACGTAGTGTACCCGATTTTCAACAGGGTCAGGGCAGTCAGTGGCTGAGTAACTATTCTAATTTTGTTAACACGTTCAATATCGGCTCAGACATGGTGTTCCGTCGGGCTTACTATGCTCGCTCACTAAACCAGTCGTTTAAAAAGTATATGCAACAGGCTAAAGACACTGGCAAACCAATTATGATCAATTGGAAGGGGGAGTCAGTAGAAGCTACAAGTCTGGATCAGTTCTTAGAGTCTGGTCGTCGCCTTCCAACTAAAGTTTTGGATGAAGCGATTGATGATGCTTTGCACCGTACGTTTGCAGGGGAAATCCCTTTTAAGCCCGGTCTTAGTGCGTCAACGTTTATTCGGGCTGCGCAATCTATTCCGTTTGTAACGACTGCGGCTATCCCGTTTCCCCGCTTTGTGGTTCACGCTATGCGTACAGCATGGGAATATAGTCCGGGTGATTTCTTTTCTAAATCGGCACGTTGGGCTTTTGATGCGGAGCTACGTTCAGCTCACGGTGCGGATTTACGTCAGGCATTTGCCAAAGCCACAGTCGGTACGGGTGCACTATGGGCAGCATGGTCTAGCCACCAATCGTCAGATAACAACAAATGGTATGAGTATAGCGATACACAAGTAGACACTCGCGCGTTGTACCCTTCTAACGTGTATATGGCTGCTACTTTTCTGTTCAGGTGGGCACTTGAAAGCTATGTCCGCGGTCCTGAAGAGCAAGAGCGTATAATCACACCGTATGAAGTTTTGGATGCTCTTGAAGGTATCACAAGTATTCCTTTCCGTACAGGTGCTGCTGGAGAAATCGCTAATAGTATTCGATCAATCGTTGAGACTGCGGGCGGTTTGCACGGAGACAGTACAGACTTCAAAACGGTACAGAGTAAACTGGCGCAGTTTGCAGGAGAGGTATTAGGTGGATACTTTACACCTTTCCGGATGGGTCGTGATGTTATGACGGTTATTGATCCGGAAGAAGCTGTGTATCGAGACACGCAGTACGCACTTGAAGACCTTAATGCGTATGATACTATTGTGCAAACTATTCTAGCTAGCAACTTCCCTACACAGATTGGGGATAACGTTATGTTTATGGACCGAGAAGATTTCCCTTCTCGCGTTTATGTACTGGATCATGCTCGGAAAGAACGTAATGCGCCAGTTGCAAAATTTGGCGGGATTACGTTCACCCCACATACGACAGTCTTTGAAAGGGAAGCAATTAAGTTGGGTATCACCCCGCGTGATATATTCCCCAAAACAAAGTCGGCTGCGTTTGACAGGCAGTGGATGTATTCATTACAGCAAGTGGCAACGCTTGAACTGCCGTACATCATGAGCACGGACGAATACCAAAATGCAACCCGTAATGAACAACAGGGGATGTTTCTAGCACCTATTCAAGCTGCTCGTAAGCGGGTCAAAGCTGCAGCTGCAAACATCACCATTGCTACGTATGCTAATGATGTAGTTAAGTACATGGATCAATATGAGCAGGCAAAAAAAGATGGCGCGTCTACTGAAGAGTTGGCAGAGATAGCTCATCAGGTTCACCTGAGAAAAGCTTATCTATACACAAATCCAGTAGAACGCGCCAAATGGAGGACGAAGTCTAATAGACAACAGTTAGCAGTAGAAAGTCGTATCCGAAAGGAGCACGAAGCTGTTAAAGAACGTGCCGCAAAGTACGGAACGGAGAACTTTACTTACGTCGATCTACTCTTTCTTAAAGGCCCTACTATGGAAGATACAGGGCTTTACGGATGGGGTAACGCTATCACTGAAGGGCGGGTTCCGTAACCTTTCATCGGTTATCTCCTGATCCGGACAAGACGCCCCGTTTCTTACGGTCCGTAAGTTTATCTACGTTCATAGCGGCAATCTCGCTCAGAGAGTAGCCGATATCGTGTGCCAGATTAGCAAAGTACCATAACGCATCTCCCATCTCTTTTGCTATCTGTTCGTTCCAATCCTCCGGCAAGTTTTCCCTGCCATCACGGAGGATTTTTTTAATCTTATCAACTACTTCACCCGTTTCACCAGCTAGCCCCAATGCAGGGTAGATCACGGCGTTTTCTAGTTTGTAGATTGCCGTGCTGATTGCAAACTGCTGATAGGTATCAAAAGAGTTACCGGAATATTCAGACATGCTTTCCATCCATTCGATGTACGTGTTTCGCTCGGTTTCGTTCATATTTGACCTGCTTTTGTAGTTGTGCAGTGTAGGCGTTGTCGTAACCTCTCTGCCATTCTTTATACTCCATTGTACCGGAGCGGTGAGGGTTAGCCGTGACAATCACGGTTGCTCCCTCACCATCCCGTTTCACAGTTTTAAGCCACTGTTTCTTACGTAAAAACGCTGTAACACCAGCTTCATATTGGATTTTAAGAGGGGGCCACAGGTCCCTTTTTTTCTTTTGGGGGTTTGTATTCTTTTTCATAGTAATCTTCCACTGCGGAAATTGGAATTGTGTAACACGATGCTCTGATTGTAAATCCGTTAGGTTCTACCGTACCTTTCTCGCGATACTGCGCGTTATCGAAAAACCAGTCTTTTGGGACTATCCCAAAAAACCAACCCGTTGTCAAGTCATTTTTAACCCGTAGAAATGCGTAGTAATCACACTTTTGCTTAGTGTTATATGCCGCAACATTACACGCATAGTCCGACTTTGGTATAACAGATGTTTGTTTTGTCTTAGCATCAACCGTCTTACCATCCGGTAAAATTAGATCGTAATCATACGTATTCGCCCATATACCGCCCAAAATGTTATGGGCGATAATTTCCCCGACGAAGCCGGCAAGATTGCCAGCCCCGCCGAGAATAGAGTTACGTAAACGACCCATTTCTGCTGCTTTTGTACGTGCCTGACCTAATTCTTCAAGCGTTACTTCATGGGTTATCAATACGTTATCTGCTTTGAATATCTACCACTTCGCATACGCCAGCCGTACAGGCAAGCTCTTGTGATCCTGAAGTAGTATCGCCACCAGTTTCATACTCTGTAAGCTTAGTCCAGTCAACCGACTTTGGACTAGCAGCTACACACTCGTTGTACCTTTCTTCATCACACTCTTGATATGGTGCTTGTGCGTACTCGTGTTCTGAATACGGAAGAAAGCTAATACCGCTGATGGCATCAAAGTTCTCGTAGACCCAATCACCTACCCGTAGCCATTCATGTTCATGAACGTTCACAGTGATGCTCGGCTTATGATCACACCAGTAGCGTTGATACATACGCCAAATCTGTAGATGATGGATAGCAGTCAGGTCTTCCCGTGTCTTGCCTTCGGTGGGGGCTTGTACAGGAAATGAAAAAACCGTAGTGCTATCTGGCTTTGTAACGTCAGGTTCATTTGGTACTCCTACATCTTTCATAAACTGCGTCATCGGGTCTTTGTTATCAGCCCGTACAGTACGAATATAATGTTGGCTGTGGCGCGGGTGAATGCCACTCGCACTATCTACCAACTGCGAGACGGTACCACTCGGTTTAACACACGTAATTGCAGCAGACACTCGGATACCGAGTTTACTAGCAACTACAGCATTCATTTCCCGTGCGGCATTTCGCAACTCAATTAGTCGGGGCGGAGCAAGCTGTGTATCACTTAACATAGCGTGATCCATAATGCCTGTCAAACTGACTCCCAATAGCCTCTCGTCTTCGGTATTCTCTTTCCAGATTGGCCGAAGATATTCGAAGTCAGTAAGACACGCCTGCATCGTGCCTAAGATGGTTGCTAGCTGGACTTTCCGCTTAATACGGTCCATCGTGTCGTGTGCTCGCAACACAACTTCAGACAAGTTGCAGAATTGGTATGGGCGTAAAATAATTTCGGAACACGGATTGCAACCCCACATAATCTGTTCGCCCGATTGGTCCAGATTAGTACGGAAAGGAAGGTCTTCTACTTGTGCTATAGCCGCGGCACGATTAAAGATACCGCGCTCACCAGATTTGCTGTCATATAAGGACTTCCACTCGTTAAAAAAGACCTCCATACTCGGCTTACCTTTGTAGGCAACGCTGTTGTTAGCCAATGCTCGCTGGACGTTATCAATGTACCAGTTCCCCATTTTACTACGGCGCATAGCCTCATCTCCCAAATTCGATAGGGAAATAAGAGCGCTTCTGCGTACACCACCAACAACAACTACTTCACCAATCTTGCACATAATATCATGGCACTCGATGGGGTAGAGTTTCCTTCCACTAGCTTGCACCATAACGTCGGTGACAAACTGGAATAGTTCAACGAGCGGGGCAGGTCCACTAGCTCTCCCTCCGAATGTTTTGAGGGGTGCTCCAGCAGGTCGAACGTTAGTAACATCCCATTTGGGGACTGTTCCACTATATAGGTGCTCAAAGAGTTGTCGGAGGGCAGTTGCCCATCCAGCTTTACTATCCCCCACAACGATAACAGGACTATCGCTGCTGCGAACAGAGTTAAGGGCGGCAGGGACGGATGGAAGTTTATTGACATTCTCTCTTTCAACACTAAAGCCAACGCCCGTACCGCACATCAAGATGTACATAGTTTCATCAAAAGCTCGTGCATCATCAATAGGTACGTACGCACAATTATAGGAACAGACGTTACACCTGTCAAGTGCGGGGCCAGCAGTCATCATAGCCCGCATAGACGGCATGACTTCCAAATCATGAACAGCAGTCCAAAGTTCTTTCTTTAGCTCTATATTTCCGTAAAGCGCAGCATTACGCTTAGCTACCGTCTCCCACACGTAATCCATATAACGCGTGACTGTTTCGTCCCACATTTCCCGTCGGTTTTGTTCGGGTAGCCAACGGGCATAACGACTTAAAGCAATAAAATTCTGGTAGTCAGTTGGTAAACTCATTTAAGGTTTCTTTCTCTCCTTTTACTTTAATAGCGTGTACGTCAACGCCTTCTACATCATATAGATACTCTACAAGCATCCATACCAAATCTTGAGCAGCATTACCTTCTGCTGATGTATTGAACTCTTTTGGATCAACGGTAAGGTTAAGATTAATCTGTAGTTTCACTACTTAATCCTTCCATATCAAGCCTTAGTTGGCTACTTTCATGGATAACTGCCCGCCAAAACTTAGCGTACTGGATAAGTTTGCCAACATCTTCATCATCCGTCGCATTCTGTTTCTTACCTGCACGGAAGAGATACTTAAGCATATTACCTTTGCAGTAACCTACAAACTCTTCCGGAGTAAGTTCATCACGGATGATATCAATAACTTCTCCCCCACCTTTCAATTTGTAGTGGGACGGAGACGTAACGGAGTCGTGTACCATTATTGGGACTCTCCCAAATCAGGTTCACTATTGCCAAAATCTACAGCTACAACATTGCCTTTACGACCGACTACTGCTGCATCTTTCTCTTGTGAAGGCTCTAACTGCAGTTCTTCCAAATGCTCTTGTAGCTTAGCAAAAATTTCAGGGTCTTCATTTGACAATGAGATACAGGCTGCTGCTATAGTAGGCATCTCTGTAACGTTAAAATACTCGTCAATAGTGGGCATACGGAATGCTGATGGAATGAGGGTGACCATATCGAGATCACCCTCCCACTGACCCTGCTCGTTAAGCAAAGGTTCAATTCGCAGATATACTGCATCTGTAGTGAAAGGGTTGTCCATTGTCTAAATCCTGTCTTTAGTGCGTTTAACTTTGCGCCCTGCGAAGGGTACAAATGCCGGAATGGAAGGGCGCTTCTTCTCTTTTACCCAATCTTCCGGTAAGACTTTATCTGCGTAGCGGAAACCGTGTTTAACACACCACTGCGCATATGTGGTTTTCGAACCCTTATATATCATTTTTCTGGAATTGTCAAATACAAATCTGATTTCCAGTTGAGGGTGTTGCTGCTTAATCTTTACATGTTTGCGTCTGTCTGCTGATGTAAGCCTTCCTTTGTATTCTATGATGATGTTGTTAGGGAGAATGAAATCAGGTTTGTAAGTCCTGTACGTCAAATCTTCCCACTCAACACGGATTGTTTCATACTCAAACGTTATGCCGCGTTCTGTCAGCCAATCTCCAAACTTCTGCTCTGAACCGGAGCGGTACCCGCGTTTACGGGCCGCTTTTGTGTGTGCTCTCATGCTACTCCTGAAAATGCTTAATTAGGCGTTCTCTAACTATATACGCTACTTCTTCAGTTTCAGGAGTGTCCCACACTGCCCTACCCTTAATACAATCTTCATCTGTATGGGGATGATTTACCCCGTCAAACACCTCCCCACAAGAAAGGCATTTACACGCATCAATGATGAAATTCGCTATGCTGTTAGCTATTTTTGTACTGTCGCTCATAAGTCTACTGTATTTCCTATACTACTGTCACACAAACTATGACAAAAGTGATTACGCTAATAAGTAGTCCGTATCCCATTGCTATATTGTTCTCCGTTATGATGGTGTAAAATCGTCATCGTCGAAGTAGTATCTGACATACAGGAACGTAGCCAAAGCCCATGCAATTATTATTGCTGTTACCATATCTAGTCTCTCTATCTGTTCTTCGGGTCGACATAAGTGTACTCTACAATCTGTGGGTTTTGAGCTTTAGAGTTGGTAGCTGGTAGTCTCTCGATGTCCCAGCAATGGTCTTTGTAATCACACCAACCACAAGTGAAACACAGCTTTCTGTTACCTGTTGGTACAGACCTAAACGTTTCTTCTTCATCTTCAAAACAACGCCTGAAAACATTCTTATCCAATTCATACATCTTAGCTTCGACGTTGGCCAACTCAGCCTCTACATCTAAGCCTTCAGCGGGTACGTACTTGAATGAGCCCGACGTTTTGTCAATAACCCACCAGCCGCCTGCCTTTTGCCCTGTAGCTTTGGCATAAGCTGCTAGCTGTGCTACGTAGCCAAAATTGTCATCCTTTTGTAGAGACGCAAAGGAGTGGAACTTGACGTTGTAAGCATACGACGATGCGGACTTTACATCATCGATAGCCCCGTTAAGAGATAGATCGTAGTGACCTACCACTTCTCGACCTGCCAACTCCAGCACCACTTTTTGTGTTTCGCCGTACTCTATGTCGGCTTCACGAAGAAGTCCTAAAAACAATGCCTCAACTGCGTCGCCCAAAAAGAACTTAAATATCATACCATTAGTGGGGGCACGAGCTATTTCAGGATGGTTCTTCTGAAACCAAAGCTGGCAATATGGCCTACCGATATTCGACATA